GTAAGTGTGATGAAGTTAATCGACCTTGTTGGTTTAACAAAGATTTCAGCAAAGAACTCACCACGGTCCTGTGCTTCTGGTGGGTTGTTGCTTGCGTCGCAAACAATCAAGTAATCTACGATACCGCGAGCAGATTGTACTCCGCGTAGGTAAGGATCAACTAGATTTTTGAATCCCCTACGAGTAAACTCGTCGTTGATTTCAAAGAGTTGAGACTTAGCAGATACCGAGATTGCCCTCTCGATCACTAGGAACAAACGTCTAACGTTGATTCTGTCGAAGGCAGATGCGTTAGCGAGTGCAGTCTTATCTCCATAAAGTATGTTTCCTTCACCAGGGAAAGATACGATTGGGTTGATGCGTGAACCATATAAACGATCCCTATGATCTTTTAATGGTGAGTATGCCAACTTAACAGCATTGAGTAGTTGTCCTCTGTTGAATCCAGCAGGGGAGAACCATGGTTCTGAGTTAAGTGCAGTGCTTAGTGTAAGACCAGCAACGTCAGCGTTACATGGGAGATAACGATACTTATCGTTATACTTGTCATAGATGTACTTGTAGTTGTTATCAAATACAGCGTATGAAGTTGAAGAGAGTTGATCAAAGAAGTTGATTGTGTTCTCTACAATAGTGTTAGTGTTTGGTACACCGATGACGTCATACTTAGGAGGTGAAATAAATGCGATGCAGTCCTTACGGATGTTTGCAAGGTCAATTAGTTTCTGTGCCTTTGCGAGAGAGTCAGATGCATTACTCATGCCTGGTCCCGAAAGGATGTAATCGATCTCTTCTGTCTCTGGGTCAGAGAATAGATCGTATGAGTCAAACAACTTGTCACGCTCTGCTGAGTATCCATCAACACCACCCTTCAAGGAGTATTTGATAGTTGATGTTCCCTTAGTGTAAGGTACAGGTTTTGCAGCAGCACTTGTACCAGTAGGATCGTCAATGTCTGAGATAGCAGTTGTGCTCTTAAAGAGGTCAAACTGTCTGTCTGTTGCAGTTGTTCCGATATCACCAGTAGCGGTGCTATCAATATCCTGTACAAGAGTTAGTTCGTGAGATCCCCACCAGATATACTGAGAAGAAGTTTTAATTACATCTTTATAGTAGATGTTCATTCCCTGTGGTGACTTAGCATCAGATGCCTTAGACACGTTAAGGAACTTTTCAAGAACTGTTCCTGGTACACCAGTAATTCCACCGTCTCCATCTAGAACGAGGATGTGGAATAGGTCACGGAATCCGTTTCTGTCAGCAGCGTACTCAGATGTGCCAGGTCTGTCTGCAATAGATGACCACTTAGCGTTCTTTCCGTATACACGAGTTGCGTACTCAGATGCAAGAGAAACAATGTTTACGTCGCGTCCTGCGTTTGTTACACCGTCAGCAGCGTATGTAGAACCTTCTTTAATTACTTGGTTAGCAATAAAGTTAGTTGCTCCTTTGTCCATTACAACTGAAAGTCTACGACTGATTGCAGCGATCTTTCCGCTGTCACCAGTAGCAGCACCAGGTGATCCACCACTATTTGAAAGTTCAGTGATTGTGTCACCAACTTCTAGGTAGTCAGATGATGTTCCGTCAACTGTGATTTCGATTTTCCTTGAAGCAACATCGTAAGATGTTACTGATCCAGTTACGTTACCTGATACAGCAGTGTAGAAGTTACCACCGTCGAATTCTCCGACAAGTGATGCACCCTGCTCTAAGGTGATTTCTAGAACGTAACTATAAACTTGTGAGTAAGAACTTGTTGCAGAAATGTTTACCTTCTTACCAACCTCAAACTTATGCTCAGGGTTACCTGATGTTGGAGTTGCAAGGTAAAGAATCTGGTCTGGTCCTGCGTCTGTCATTACAACACGAACGCTGTTACCGTAAGATCCAGGACTTCTTCCTGCCCACTTCCAGTTATTAGAAGCAGTCTCGATTGTTGACTCATACTCGTCAAAGTTCTTAATCAATGGAGGAGTAACACCAGTAGTGGTTGTCTCATTGATTGTAGTCTTGTTAGTAGTAACAGTTAGAAGAGTTACAGTAACACCGTCAGTATGAGAAGAAGCAGCAGTTCCAAGTTGAGCACGAGTAACAGTCAAGTCGTTGGTAGAAATACCAGTAACTTGCATGATTTCATCAGTGATCCTAATGTAACTGTTGACCTGTACACCAAGTGTACTTGCGTTAGTAACAGTTAGAGTTGTGTCAGAGGAACTAAATGTACCACCTTCGTTAATAGTTGTGGTAGTTCCTGCTGCCTCGATCAACATGATCTGAGAAGATGCAGCGTGTGATACCGCAGATGTATTAAGTTGTCCACGAGATACAGCAATGTCCAATCCAGAGATTCCTGTGATTGAGACGATTTCTGAGTCGATCTTTAAAAGATCCCCTGTGTCAAAGTCTGTTGCCTCTGCAACTGTTAGTGTAGTGTCTGTTGCTGAGAATGTTGTATCGGTTACAGTAGTAGTGTCAATACTGTTCTTTAATGATGTGCTTGTTGCACGAACTACTTTTACTGATCCACCGTACAACATAAATTGTGCAGCAGAGAACCAATACTCGTAATTACTGTCGTTTGGTTTACCAAACTCTTCAACCAGTTGTCTCTCGGATGAGATAGTTCTAACCTCATCTACTGGTCCTTTTTCAAAAGTTCCAACTACCGCTGCAATGTTATCAACAGTTGCGTTTACGGTATTAGTTAGATCTCTTTCTAGGACAACGACACCTGGGGAAATTTGTGTGGATGCCATCTGGGTATACTCCTCGGATAAATTTCAATTCGGATGCTACTAATATTTAGAAAAACGTATGTTTCCAGTGGGGAAACAAGACGTGAACATCACCAGTCAGGATAGGAGTAGGTAGTTATATCAACACTTTTACGTCTTTTCTTAATTCTTATCTTTGTACATGATTTGCATTCATACGAAAAAGCAGAGGGCATAGCACCTCTGTCTTTTCTAGTCTTATAATAGTCAGTCAATAGATCTTTCTCTACCCCACATGTCTTACAGACACGTTGTTTTAGGATAAGATGTTCTAATTCTAGGAAGTCTCCTTCGAGGTCCATTCTCTTATATCATCGTGTAACCGTTCAGTAGGATTTTTCTGTGGAGGATACTCTGATATGAGTCTCTTACCACTCTTTTTAAACTCTTCTGATTTGTCTACTTTTACTACCATTAGATTCCGTTCCAGAAATTGTCTGAGGGTGTTTGCAAGTTTCTTGCCATAATGTATAGTGCTACATTAACAAAGAACCATAGGATATTAGTAATCCATGCTTGTCTCCAACAATATTTTCTATTGGTCTGTACTATATAGAGATTCCTTTCATTTATTTCGTCAAAGGGTGATAATGGTTTTGCTCTAACAATCTGTTCTAGTATCAAAGATACCACGAACCCTATCGCAAAAACATAGAAGAGAAGGTTTAGTAAACCAGCACTAGCAAAAAGAAAAGAAATCATTTGTAATCCCACATGTAAGACATATCGCCATACTCATCAGTATGCCATACTTGACCCTCATTGTCAATGATGGTTTCCTCCTCCATGCCTGTGTCAATAAAACCAAAAGGTGCCATGTCTGCTTCGATCTGATCCTTCTGCTCCTGATACATTCTCATTCTGACGTCATTGTCATGTAGTTCACGGAAGTAATCTGATGTTGCTAACCATGAAAACATAACCAGACACATAGCAAGGTCATCATTACAACCCTCTTCTGCTTCCCATGCCTGACCTCTCTGTATAAATGTAGTCAGTTCTGCAATGATGTCGTAGTCAGATATCAGTAACTTGTCATCTTCTATCAACTGTTTCATATTAGAACACCCTGTCTTCTTGACAGTTGTACTCATCTTGACTCCTAGTTGCACCTTAGTACCAGAGAACCCTTGTCCGACTACCTGTCCTGCACGTCCGCGCATAGATGCCATAAGGATATTGTCATACTCCAAGTCAAAGTGCAACATGTCCGCAATCTGCCCGCCAATATCATTTACCTCCACCAATACAAACGCATGGTTGTACGCACACGCAACATCATATATGGTATTAGGAAATAGTAGTGGTTTAATTGTGTTATTTCTATACTTTGCTACCACCTTATATGGTATTGTTGTCGTATCTATGACACAGAACGCACTATAATCCTTCGTCACACCCCTTGCTACGTCAACAGTTATACAATACTGGTGATCTTTCTCTGGTTTTTCATATACATCTAGTCCTTTGTTCTTCTGTATAGGGTCATCATATGTCATCATCCTCAACTTAGATGCGGAGATAAGAGTATCAACAGATCCCAGGAACTCACACTCAAACTCAACTCTGAACTGTTCCTCTGATGTGTTCGCTATGGTCTGCTCTTTCCATACTGCATCTCTACCTGGCACTTGTGACCAGTGTACCTCAGTGGTAACGTACTCGTTCTTCTTCCTCTCAGCATCATGCCAGAGTTTATAGAACATATTCATACCATGTGGTGTAGATATGATAATAACTTTTGTTGATTTACCAGAAGATATAGTAGGATACACAGAACTGAAAAACTGGTCAGCAATGTGATTCGGAATGAACGCGAATTCGTCCAGAAATATAATATTAAATGACATACCCCTGACAGCAGAAGCGGAAGTAGAAGCAGCCATGATTTTACTGCCGTTTTCAAGTTCCAGAGAACCTCTGTTCCACTGGTTGATTCCTTGTTGCATCCATTTTGGGAGGTTTTCATAACTTAATTGTAGACGTTGTAGCATTTCCCTAGCAGTCGCTGCCTTGTTAGCAAGGATTGCTACGTTCACATTATCATTAAAGATCACATACCATAACAGATATGATGTAACAACAGTAGACTTACCAGACTGTCTAGGTAACTTAGCAATATTGAATCTATTATCATTAAACTTGTTTACCATGTCTTCTTGGAAGTCATACAAGTCAAATGGTATAAGACCTTTATCTAGTGAGACGATTTTAATATACTTCTTAATAAAATACACAGGGTCCTGAGAACATTTGACGAACTCTTTCACCTGTGACGGAGTAAAACTCTGTGCAACGTTTGCTTTTTTTAAATTAGGGTTACCTAGATACTGATGTTCAGTCGCCATTCATCCACCATTGCCAATTTCTATTAGGTACATCAAATAGAGTATTGTTGATGTAATCATCTGCCCACTCAGGATCGAACCATTGTCCAAGGACTGCCTTGGTTTTCTTGTTCTGCCTTTGTTGCTTACAATACCAGATCTGATCATCCATTCTCTTCATAGTATTTATCCAGTTCTTATCTTTCTCAGCACCATATACATGCTCAATGTAGATGTCTATGTATCTACTAACTAACTCGACAAACATATCTTTTTCTTTGTTGTCTCTTATACGCATGAACTGTACATAGTCTGAAAATATATCTGCCCACTCTGGTAACTGTCTTCTTTCTTTAAACTTATATTGATTAGCGATTATATCTAAACCATAATAGATACTATTTGCGCTATGCACAGGAGATATATCACAGATCGCAGCAGTAATTACCTTCGGTGTTGCAACTATATCAGCACCAAATATAGGTAAGGGATATTCTGGATTAGGAAAGAACACACAGTGCATGACTTCAATGTTCTTTGTATATCCAGTTTCTAAATGTACTTTCCTTAGACCCTTACACCTATTCATTTCATTAATAATAAACACATCCTCATTTTCTACAATGGGATGTGGATTATCTAATGGTTTAAGTGCGGGTAAAGTTAATATCTTATGTCTAATTAATGAAGAGACTTCATGAACCAGATTCCCTGTCAATGTAGTTTTTGATGACTTCGAGTTGGTCATGGTATTTTGCCACCTGATCTAGTTCAACTTGGATTGCCTCCATAACATCAGAGTGTTCTCCAATGCCAGCAGGGTTCTCCAAATATATTTCAATGTTTGCTAGGTGCTTCTTGATGTCACCCATAGCATGCGCTTTAAGAGCGTTAAGAATTGTTTTTCTCATAGATGGTATCATTCTATTAACGTTCCTTGACTTCTACGAATCTCTCTAAGTGATTCAAAATCTTTACGTTTGGTACCACCATCATAGCACCATGCGTACCCTTCGTCAATCATCTGTTCATTGAGCGACTTTTCCTCGTCACCCACATATAACCAACCAAGGAGACGACCATACTTACCAACCCCGCCTTTAAGTTCAGTTCGTATAGTGAGTTCATGTTCTCCATTAATCGTGTCCTCCAATGTTCCTTTCATCCAGTTAGTTGCGTCTATACCTAGTTTCTTTTCTTCAAGGTCTCTCGTTCTTTTCTCAGGAGTATCAATACCCGCTATTCTTACACGTTCGTGTTTGTAAATATCAAATCCTAAGTCTATTACTACGTCAATGGTATCACCATCAACTACCTTTACTATCTCGGTCACTCGAAAGTTGTAACAACTCTTCCTGCTTGGGGGTGTCATTGCTCCCATCGTTCATTTCCTCATAGGCATACTTCATTATATAGGCAATGAGGATCGTCACACTTATTACAAGTATGAGAACCATAATGTTTACTGCATGAACTACAACCATTAGATCATGGACATTGCGTGATGTAACTCGTGTGCGTGTTTTAGTTCGTCTTCTGCTATCTCTGCTATCTTCTGATCTTCTGGATGATATGCCAAATATTTTATATACGTCTCGAATGCATGCTTCTCTATCTTCATATTAATATCATAAGCAGCAAGAGGATTAATAAGATAGTACCCAACCATGATCCAATAATATACAAGAACAAGGTGCTTTGCAAAAAACCTGTCAATCCAGTGTTCATCACCACCGCGCTTTTCCATTTCTTCAAGATGCTCTGTCTCATTTAGTGCCTGATAAAAGTGTTCCTTCATTAAGTATATGTGATCTGGTCCTCTAAGTCCTAATGACTCACGGAAATGAAGAACAGATATAAAAGAGAAGTAGGGTGCTCTTGCAATAACTTCTAATACCCAGAATCTTTGGAAGTCTCTACCTCTGTAAAGGAAATCCAAGATGTAAATTGTGGTGTCTAAGACCCAAGTGTTAAATTGTTTCATACCCAAGCATAACGTGAAAATAAAAGAGCAACACTAACTGTTCCAAACAAAATACATGATGACCTGATTGGTAAATCTTTCATTTAACTTTATTAAACTACCTATATTATATAGGTAATTTTACTTATCCGTGGTTCTGTAACTTCTCTAATTGTGTTGATGCTGACATACTAGGTACATCGTTTAAACCATTTGCATCAAACCATGGTGCGGTTTCCCAGTCAAACCCTTCTCCAAATGTATTATCTGCCTGCTGTACATACCAATGACACTGAGCATCAGGTATATCTACTGCACAAACTGCCCAGTCATCTGTCCATTGTGGAACCTGTACATACAATACTGGTACATCAGCATATGCAATCTGTGTCATACCTAACATAAAGGCAAGTACGACTGACCATGTAAAAATTCTAGGGATATATTTAACCGACGGAGGGTGACCTTTTCCTCGGTACACCTCCATCACATCGTGATAAGAGTAATTCATATTAGCAGTTCCACGCTCGTAGTGATTTATTTATACGAGAGTCAGGGTCACGAGCAGTTTTTGCTGATGTAAGTTTTCGTTTCATGCCTTTCATTCTAGCACAGAAACTTGCTCTACGCTTATTACCTTTCTTCTTGCTTGGTGCTTTTAAGTCAGAACCAGGATTTGCCCTTTCATAAGACTTTCTCCCTTTCTCATTTAAACCACCAGATTTGTTCTTACCTTCCTTTCTCTGCCATGCTTCTTCCTTCATCATTTTCTTTTCCTCACAAGTTTTCTCAACACACATCTGACACTTCGGGCAATACTTTTTACCGTCAGGGCAGTTGGATGCTTCTTGTAAGTACTCTTTAAATGATAAAATCATGGTTTCTTGGCACAATTCATTTCGTGTTTTTCCATCCAAGTTCTTGGACGTGCGTGACCTAACGGTGCAGTTAGTCCACAGTATTGGCATTCATAAACGCCATTGTCATTTCTTTTTGCCATAGTGATAAGTTGAGTTAGGTTTAGTTTTCTTAGGTAGTTTACCGCCCCTTACTTTGGTTGCAGATGTTTCACCTTCACCAGAGGGGTTCTTACCTTTCTTTACTTCTTTGCCGAGATTGTATGACTTGCCAGGTTTCTTAGATTCAGTATCATGTAATCTAGCGGGTTTCCCTGCCTTCTTAGTAATCACTGATTCCTGTCCATGCTTACGTCCTAAACGACGTGTAAGTTTTCCAAACCTACGCTTAGACATTCCCTTGCCAGGACTTGTTTGGTAGGATACTTCTCTACCAGTAGATCCATCATCATACTTGTAACTACCGACTGATTTTTTATAACCAATCCCTTTCTTTTTAAGATCCTTTTCGAGACTCTTACGACTCTCTCGGTTCTTTTTTTCGTCTGTACCTCTGTCTGCTGCAATACTACCAGTAGTCTGGTTCTTTGCTTTTGACATCATACGAGCACGATCATTTCCTTCTTTAAGGAAATCTGAGAATGACATTACATCCTCTTTCTGCAACTTTTTCTTTTGCCATGAGTCAAGTGCTTGGTCAGGACGTTTGCCCTTTGCCATTTCACTCTTCTTATGTGCTTGGAACTTAGCAGCAGAATCTGCTCTCGCTTTCTTATCAGCAGCATTTTTTGCTGCTTGTTTTGCGACGTTCGCTTTTGCCTTATCCTGTACTGCTTGCAGTTTGGGATTAAGTGCCTCACCCATTATAGCATCCTTTCCGTATTTTTGTCTAATGCTTGCTTTTACCTTGTCTAATGCATTGCCAGGACGCTTCCATGTGTTGCCCTGACCAGGTGTAGCAACGCTTTTCTTTGGTAATGGTTTAATTTTACCATCGTCTCTTAGACGATCATATCCTTCTTCTTTTACAACCTTCTTATATTTTGATAGGGTTTTTACACCACGTTTTTCTTTGTGTGCCTTATGTCTTGCATCCATTGCCACAAGTCTCTCAGCAGGATCAGCAGCATTGCCACCTTTACCTGTTGCTCTTACATTTCTGATAGATGCTTTACCATAATTAGAACGATGTTGTTCTTCTGATTGTCTGTGACCTTGGTTTGTTTTTTGTCTTTCATCTAATACTTCTACTTCTTCCTTTGTTATCTTATCAGTTGCTTTTAATATACCAGAATGTCTTTTTGTTACCTTATCTTTGTCACCTTTTACAGCACCTATTGCCATGTCTGTGGATGCTTTCTTAACGTAAGAACCCATTGTCTTCTTACTTAACTCATCTAACTGATCTAATGCTTCACTTGACCAATATACTTCTGTCTCTTCTTTCTTTAACTTTGATTTCTTTTTTGTTTCTGGTGGTTTAACTTTCTTTACAAATGCTGCAAACTGCATCTTAGGTTTACCATCACCTTTGTAGAGACCATATGATGTACCTTCGTGTGTAAATTTCATACCCTTAGTTGCTTTGTCTTTAAGTGCTTCACGCTTTTTAGGATCCATGTTCTTTTCGTAATCTGCTAGTCTAGCAGCAAACTTTTTGTTATCCATCTTCTTGATAACTTTTCTGTCTGCTTTGTTAGGTCCTGTATATGAGGTGCTCCCAGTAACAGCACCACCGCCTGCTGCTGTACCTATTGCTGCCTCTTCGACACCTTGCATTTTACCTCTCCTGTTAGTTTGGGCGACACCTTGTGGTAGACCTGTATTACCTGTGCCGATTTTGTCGTTCTTCTTACGAAGTCTTTTTAGTTTAGCAAAGGTGTTCATAAACTCTGCTGATGATCTAAAATCAGAATTACCTACATGCTCTACTGATTCTTTTTTCACTTTCTTTTCTGGTAATCCTTTATGTTTAGTTGATGCAAACTTCTTTGCATCTTTCATTTTTATGCTGGAAGCAACTCTGGCAACCTCAGATGAGGGAGCTTGCGTCGAATCCCCTTTTTGAAACGCTCTAACCATCCCGAAGAACCTTTGTTGTTTCTTTGAGACTGCGGGCATTTATCCTCCGACAATTTGAACTTGTTCAACAACAACTGCGTTAGAACCAGCGACAAGTTTTGCAACTCGTTGTATGACTGGCACAGTTCCTGCTGTTGCATCTGCTGCACTAAGAGTGTATGCAGATCCTGCTCCTGATGCGTCATAGTCTGTTGTAATAGT